AGATCTAGATTTAAATCTGGATATCAATAATAGAGAAATCAATAATACTGTTCATTCACCGATTATTGGTTGGGCCTATGATGGAAATCCAATTTATGGACCTTATGGTTATGCTAATTCAAATTCTGGTCCGGTTAAAAAACTTTCTTCTGGTTATAAATTAAAATCAAATTCAAGGCTAATAAGTGAGAATAGACCATCTCTGGCGATTTATCCAAAGGGATTTTTTGAGGATGATTACTTTTTTGATAATTCAGGAGACTTAGACGAGCATAATGGAAGGTTCTGTATAACCCCAGAATATCCAAATGGTGTTTATGCATATTTTTGTACATTATCCGAAACACCAGACCCTAATTTTAATAATTACTTTTCTCCGGTATACCCATACATCATAGGACCCACCTTTAGAAACAGGTTAATTGAAAAAATACAATCTTTTGATAATATTGGCGAAAAATTGTTAAGGAATACTACACCATACAATTTATTAAGTTCAAATAGCTCTTATGATTTTATTGTAAATCCTAATAAAATTAAAGAAGAAAATATAGAAATAATAAGCGTAGACAGCGACTTTATTGAAAATGTTCAGGTACTAGAACCTGGAATTGGTTATCGAGTTAACGAGCCAATTACCTTTAGTGACAATAGCCGTGCGAGAATATCCGAGGTTTCAGGAGTATCAATTGCTTCTATTGCGTCTTCTTATGTTAATTTCAATAATCTAGAAGTCGTTTCTTTTAATAATTCATATATCGGTATTCTTACTAGTCCTCATAATATTGATTCAACAAAGACGTTTAATTTTAATTCCAAATTTGAATTAAACAAAAAAATTGTAGCGAAACCTTATAGTAATAAGTTACAATTGAGAACAAGTGTAGACCCGACCGCTACTACTGGAATAGTTACCTTTTTTGATGTAAGTGGAAATTTAAATTTTCCATTAAAAGAAAATGATATTTTTACTATCAATGAAGAACAAGTAAAAGTATTAAATATTGATTTTAATTCTTCTAGAATAAAAGTAGAAAGAAATCAAAACGGAACCATAGGTATTAATACTCATAGAATTAATAGTGTTCTTGAAGAAGATTCAAGGAAATTTACTTTTAATATTGGACTCACCTCTTCATATAATTTAAGGTCCAATAAAGAATACTACTTCAACCCATCAGAATCAGTTGGGCTAGGAACCACTAGTAATTATACCCTAAACATATCAAATCCGGGCCTTGGGAAAAGTATTATAACCATTCCACCCGGTAGTATTTTTATTGAAAACCATAATTTAATTTCTGGTGATGTTGTATTTTATAATGCAAAGAACAATCAACCGATTGAAGTATCGTTGACCGGTATTGGTACTACAAGTTTACCTGAAAATAATGAATTATTCGTCACAAAAATAGACAATAATCTAATTGGTCTTTCTACGGTTGGTTCAGGGACATCAAATTTCTATTTTGAGTCTGTTGGAACCGGTCTGACTCATAGCCTTAAGGTAAATTATCCAAATAGACTAATTGGCGAAATATTCTACTCTAATGCAACAGTATCTACCGCAACAAGTAGTTTACTTGCGATTGGTGATGAGGTCTTTGTCAACGTTTCTTCAGGTGTTCAGACTAGTATCTCTTTCTATTATAACGACTTTAATCGAAGAATTTGTGGAGATAAAAAGAATATTTCTAGTCTAGATCTGATTAATAATACAATTTACTGTGAGAATCATAATTTTAAACTATCAGAAAAAATCATATATGTATCCACTTCCCCAATCGGTGGATTGTCAAGCAATGAGATATATTTCGCTATTCCTGTAACAAAAGACACTTTTAAAATATCGTCTTCATTATATGGTTCTTCATTACCAATACCACAGGAAATCAATCTAACTTCCTCTGGAACCGGTTATTTTTATTCTATAAATCCAAGAATAGAGGTTATTCCAGACCAGGACGTTGTGTTTAACGTTTCTGATGAAAGTCTTTCTTTTACTAGACAGGGAACAACTTATCCGGCCTTTGAATTAAAACTTTTCTATGATAAGTCTAGGTTAAACGAGTTTACAACTTTTGATCTGGTTCAAAGTGGTCTTGTTGGAATCACTTCTACTGCAAAATATACATTAAAAACCAAAAATCTCCCAGAAAGACTATATTATGCATTTTCACCAGTAAATCTTGAATTAAATAATGATCTAAAGAAAGAAATTTATATTGATGATTCTCAGGTTCAAGGATATGAAATTATAAAGGTAAGTAGTCATTATTCTGGTAGACATGTAGTTTCGGGTGTCAGTACAAGTTCCTTCTCATATGAATTAGACTCTTTGTCTGAAACTGATTCATATGTTTCTGGCCAATCGGATTTAACGTATTCGACTAGTTCTAAAAACACAACTGGTCCTATTAAGTCGGTTAAGTTGATTGATGTCGTTAAAACCAAAACGCTACCAGAAGTGGAGACAATACGTTCTACAAGTGGTCAAGGAGCCATTTTGACCCCGATATCATCTAAAATTGGGGCCATTCAAAAAGTCAAGAAACTAGACATTGGTTTTGATTATAACGTTGACTATACAATAAGGCCCAAAATAAATGCACCTAAAATTGCAAAAGTAGAGGTATTTTATCAACTAGACTCTATTGATGTGATTTCTAAAGGGGTAAATTATACATTTAATCCAAACATAATATTAATTGATTCAAACACCAGAGAAAAATATGATGTAGATCTAATTTATCGCCCAGAAGAGAATCGGGTTATTATTCTTAAAAACACCACAAAAATTAAAGACAGAAATCTAGAAATTATTTCTACAAATAATGATAATGGATTTGAGATCGATACTCTGTCATATAATTCAACCACAAGAATAGTTACTGTTGAATTGAAAACCCCATTCAACAACATATCCGAATATCCTTTTAGTGTCGGGGAATACGTTTATATTGAGAACACTTTAGTAGAGCCTTCTTTAAGGGGCTATAATTCTAGCGCATATGGTTATAGTTCTTTTGAGATACTTGAATCGACTCCAAATATCGGTGGAATTGGGGCGACATTTACTTATAGTCTAGAAGATTATCTTGATGTTGGAGAAAATCCAGGGACAATCGATAATTTTTATACCTCTGGATTTGCAATAGCCGAAAAATATGTGCCAAAATTCTCTATTAAAACTGTACCTAATCAATTTTTTGAAGGAGAAGATTTCGAGTCCAATAAAGGAGCCACTGGTAAAATAATCTCTTGGTCACCTGATAATAATACTGTTAGGGTATCAACCACTGGTGAAATTGAGGCTAATGATCTTATTTTTGGTAGAAATAGTGGGGCCTATTTAAAGGTACTTGATGTTTATTCGGCAAGTGGATATATTGACATTTCTTCAAATTCAATTGTTGAAAAGGGTTGGAGAGACAAAACAGGATTTTTAAATGATTCACTCCAAAGAATCCATGATAACAATTATTATCAATATTTCTCTTATGATCTAAAGTCCGAAATAGATTATTCTAATTGGTCTGATCTGGTCGATTCACTAAATCATACTGCCGGATTTAAAAAATTTGGAACCCTTTTGGTTAATACAACCAATGAAAACGTAGGTATTAATACCGATCAAAATTTAGGAGATTTTGAAGTAATAAATGATCTATATTCTGTCCTAGATGTCAATTGTGTATCCGATTTTGATCTGGTTACTGAAAATTATTTCTCAGTCGATACTGATCTAAGGTCCAACGAGATTTATTTTAATTCTAGAAGACTGCAAGATTATATCGAATCTATCGGTAATAAAGTATTGTTAATAGACGATATTGCCAATAAATTTGCCCCGGTTGCTCCCATCCAGAATTCGGTGGTTGATAGTTTTAAACTCAATGCAATAAGATTTAAAAAATATGTTGTTCAGATTACTGATAAGTTAGAACCAGAAAACACACATTCTCAATTAATTAATTTGCTCCATAATGATTTTCAAGTCTCAATCAATCAATTTTCTGTAATAGAAACCATTGATGAATTAGGATATTTTGATGCAGAAATAGACAGTTTTGATGTAAATTTACTATTTTATCCATTTGAAACATCAAACAAAATATATTCGGTTAATAGTTTCTCCTTCAATATCAGTGATAGTGATACCAACATAGGAAATATTCAACTTGGAGATACCGTAGATATAAATTCTAATTTTTCAACTGGTATAGGAACTACCACCATTTGCTCAATTTCAACTGATAGGTCTGCAGCAAAGGTCTTGCTTGTATTCTCGGATAAACAAAATGGAATTTTCTATTCGGATGAAGTAAACTATGTTCATGACGGAACTACCATTGTGTATAATTCTTATGGTGAATTAAACATGGGAAATACTGTTGGCATAGGGACCTATAATTTGTATTATTCGGGTGGGAATATAAATATTGATTTGGCCCCGTTTGAACAGGACAACTTTGTGGTCAATTCAATTGTCATAGATTTTGATAACACGGCCACCACGGTTGATTCACTATTTTTAAGTGGTAATTTGCTAGAATCTACCTATGTCGGGGTGGCCACGACAGGAACTCCTGCAAAATCATTAATTTATTCACATAATACTGATTACACTTCTGGTCTTCACCATTTGGTAATAACCGATACTGATAACAATGTAATCAATTCGGTCGAGGTTTTAGGTATATTAAATATTACAAATCAGGATGTTTATCATGTAAAATTTGGTGACATGAACACAAAAAATGAATTGGGTGAAATTGACGTTGAATATTCAAATGTTGATGGTAGTTTTGAAATCTATTTTACACCAAATAATGATATTAATTATGAGGTAAGAATTTTTAGTACATTAATTTCAAAATTTAGGAGATCTGAAACAGTAGAGTTATGAGCAATATTTCTTTTTCATCTGGCTATGGCGAATATACTAGCGGAGAATTTTTTAAGTCTGCCGCCTTTGAAATAACTTCTAATGGATTTTATATTTTCTCAAGAGAATTTAGATCTAATTCCCCGAACTTTGTTAATTTAAATGAAGACCATTTTAATTTAACCCAACATAGTTTTGTTACTGGTGAAGAGCTTATTTATGATTATCCTCAAAATGGCATATCGATTCCAATTGGCATCGTAACCACTACAATTTCTGGAGTCTCTACTGATATTCTACCCAGGACTCTTTATGCTGTTAAACAAGACTTCTCCACACTTAAGGTTTCCGCTACAAAGGCAGATGCATTATTACCAAATCCAGTAACTCTGAGTCTAAGAAGCTATGGCACGGGAATTCATAAAATATCTTCTAAAAACCCAAATTTAAATTCTTTAATAACAATAAACAATATTATTCAAGATCCAATAATTTCCACGTCCACAACCACATCAACGGCCCAGTCTATTGTTGAAAGCGATCTTTCTGTCACAGTTGAAGACCCCGATGAATTAACCGGAGGAGACCTTATTCAAATCAATAACGAAATTATGAGGGTTCTTTCTGTTGGAATTGGAACCACTAATAATGTTTTTATTGAACGATCTATACTTGGAACAAATGCGGGTATCCATAGTCAAAATTCCTTAGTCACGAAGGTTCGGGGAAATTATAATATCGTAGAAAACTTTATTCATTTTTCTGTTTCTCCTTATGGTAATAGTTTTGATCCTGAAAGTGGTTTAACTAATTCTTCTACTTTCAGTGGAAGGGTGTTTTTAAGATCCGGAAAAGAAGGCACGACTATCGGTCCTTATGACAAAAACTTTATTTTTGATTACATTTCTGAATCATTTACCGGTAAAAATTCTACTTTTACTTTAAAGAACAAAACAAATAATGTCGTAGGTATTTCTACTGATAACGCAATTGTGACCATAAATGATGTTTTCCAGGTCCCATCAAGACTGTCTGGAAATGTAATAAACGGCGCATACACATTAACCGAAAATGTTGGAATAAGCTCTATTGTTTTCACTGGCATTTCTACTTTTCCTGATTACGACGTTAATATCTCAGAATACCCAAGAGGAGGTATCATTCTTTCTGTTGGGGCAACAGAAGGTTTTGGTTATCAACCATTAATTTCTGCTGGAGGAACCGCCATAGTATCAACCGCCGGAACTATTCAATCAATATCAATTGGCTATAGCGGTTCTGGTTATAGGTCAGGAATTCAGACCGTCAATGTTGGTGTTGGTTATAGTGATGTTATTGGTTTTGACCTAGAGCAAATAGGAACAGCATCAATATCAAATGGTATTATTGTTGGGGTTAGCATAACAAATCCTGGTTCTGGATATACAAATACAAATCCACCAAATGTTTACTTTGATGCACCCCTTTCTTATGACAACCTTCCTCTGATCTATTCTGGTGGTTCTTCTGGCGTGGGCACCGGGGCAAAAATTAGTGTTGTAGTGGGCCAGGGATCTAGCGTGATAAATTTTGAACTCACAAATCTAGGTTTTGGTTATGAAGAAGGGGAGGTGTTAACCGTACCTATTGGAGGAACTACTGGTATTCCTACAACATCTGATTTTAGGCAATTTCAAATACAAGTAGGTTCTGTTTTTGATGATGATTCAAGTGTCAGAACAATAGGTCAACTTGTCATTTTAGATCCAATTGATTCATTATTTGATGGTAAAAGAAAATCATTTCCATTAAAATTAAATGGAGAACAAACAGCCATTTTGAGTAGAGTTGGTTCGGATCTTAATGTGGAAAATAATTTACTGATTTTTATTGACACTGTTCTGCAGGTTCCAGCCGAGGCTTATAGTTTTAGAGGCGGAAGCATTATAACATTCAAGGAGGCTCCTGTGGCTGGATCAAAATCAACCATTCTTTTCTATTCTGGAACCGAGGGAGTTGATACAAAATTAACCAATGTTCTAAAAACGGTTAAAATTGGGGATTATTTACAGATTTTTGATAACACAGATAGAATTGATGATCAAAATCCAAGATCAGTATCTGATATTTTGTCTGTAGACATCGTAAAAACAAATCTATATGATAAACAAGGTATTTCTGATCAAGACGAAATAAGACCCGTAAAATGGTGTCCTCAAAATGTTGACAGATTTATTACTGGATCTGGATCGACAACTAGTACAATTGTATCAAAAGACAGAGAAATTTATGAATCGGTAATTAGACCATCAACATTTGTTATTTCTGGAATTGGCAGTACGTCTAGTGAGATATTTGTAGATAATGTAAAAACATTTTTTGATAATGTCAATGAATCTCTTGTTGTTAATAACATCAGCATAATCTCACAAATACCCCAATCACAAGCAAATCTGATTGCAAATGTATCATTGGCCGGAACAATACAATCTGTTCAAATCGAGTCTGTCGGTCAAGGGTATCTTGTCCCACCAAAAATAGGCATCTCAAATCCGGTTGGTCTAGGGACAACTGCAGTATTAACTTGTGCCTTAAATTCTTCTGGTGGAATTTCTACTGTGACTATTGTTAATGCCGGAATCGGTTACACAGGGCCACAACCTTTAGTAATTGTAGAAGAACCAAGGCAAATTATAGAAACCGCTTCTGATGTATCTTATGAAGGAGATTTTGGAATTATTGTAGGGGTGGGAACAACAACAGTAGGGGCATATTTTGACCTCTTTATTGAAGAGGATTCTTATTTAAGAGACCCTTCAATCAATTCAGTCGGTGCTGCAATAACCGGTCCTAGTGGAATCTCTACTAATTATTATTTCTACGTTTCAAACAGTAATGTTGGAAATGGTCTGACTTCTTTGAACATTTTGGATCAACCAATTGGAATTGGAACAACATTTATTGACAATGTTTATCAGGTGAATTCATGGAATATTATTCAAAGAAATATAGTCGGGGTCGGAACAACTTTCGTTAAGAGAGTTAATGTCAAGGTGGGAGATAATTCTTCTCTTGTAGGACTTTCGGCCACTGCATATTATGGTGATTATAGTTGGGGTAGAATTTATAATGTGATTAAAACGGGAATTTCTACCTTCCAGGCATATTCTCCTGGAATCACCACATCCACTATAATTCAAAGAAGTGTCCCTCTAAAATTTGTAAATTATCTAAACTAAATACTATTAAAAATACAAATGGCCGCAATCATAACCGATAATTTAAGAATATCTAGGGCAAGACAGTTTGTTTCTGCTGCGTCTTCTTCAAATTATTATAGCTTTATTGGTTTACCAAACTCCAATGAATATTCATCAGATTGGAATGTTTCCCCAATAGCCCCAAAAGATAGTTTTGATGAAGAATCCTCTTATTGGGACACGATGATTGCCCTTAAAAAGATTCATACGAATGACATAAGACAGGCCATAAGAAAAATAAAATGGGAGAGCGGCATAATTTATGATATGTACCGTCATGATATTACCCGAGATAATATTTCTAGACCATCAAGAGCAACTAGCCTATATTCTTCAAATTATTACGTTGTCAATAGCAATTATCAGGTTTATATCTGCCTTTATAATGGTGTTTCTCCTGAAAACCAAGAGGGTAGACCATCTCAGTTTGAGCCAACTTTTACTGATCTAGAGCCAAGAACCGCCGGAAACGGTTCTGATGGGTATATCTGGAAGTATCTTTATACCTTAAATGCTACCGAAATTATTAAATTTGACAGTACTAATTTTATCCCGGTTCCCCTAAATTGGGGCCAGGATCAACAAACATCCCTGATTAAAAACAATGCCCAGAATAATGGCCAAATAAAAACCTGCACTATAAAAAATCGAGGAAATTATGAAAACGTTTCTACTGTAAGAAACCGTACTTTTAGAAACATCCCCATTAAAGGAGACGGAACCGGGGCCACGGTATCTATCTCATTCAATAATAACTTTCAAGTAGAGAGTATTTTTGTTACTAATGGTGGTAGTAATTATACCTATGGTCGAATTGATTTAAGGGCGGGTGGTATTCTAGCAGCCGAGGTAGAGCCAGTATTTGATGTGATAATCCCACCCAAAGGAGGTCATGGATTTGATATTTACAATGAATTGGGTGCATTTTATGTCTCGGCCTATGCTAGAATAGAAAATGATCTAGAAAATCCTGACTTTATAACCGGCAATGAAATTGCAAGAATCGGTATTGTTGAGAACCCAGAAAAGTTTAATTCAACCGATCTTTTAACCGTAGACAAGGCAAGTGCCCTTTCGGCCATAAAATTAGTCGGTATAACAAATCAAAATGATTATAACTCGGCCTCTTTCTCACCAGATTCTTTTATAACCCAGACAGTAGGTGCTGGTGTGACCGCTGTTGGTAGAGTAATTTCTTATGATAAAAATACTGGAGTATTAAAGTATTGGCAAGATAGAACCTTAGTAGGGTTTGCCACAACTGGTGCCCAAAATTCGCCTACTTATGGATTTAATCTTGAGAAATTCACCTCGTCACCTGAAACTGGTGGAAGCCTTACTATTTCTGGTGGTAGTATCAATTTAAACATTGATGTTTCTTTTGGTTCTACTGAATCACCAGGTATAACTACAGTGATAAATAATAGGACGTATAAGTTAGGTCAACCATTTGTCAATGGGGTTTCTAATCCAGAAGTAAAGAAATATTCTGGAAACGTCATTTATGTTGATAACAGACCGGCCATTACAAGATCACAAAATCAAAAAGAAGACATTAAAGTAATTCTACAGTTCTAATTATTATGCCACAAGAAACTAATTTAAATGTATTTCCTTATTTTGATGATTTTAGTAGTGACAAGAATTACTATAAGGTCTTATTTAAACCCGAATATCCTGTTCAGGCAAGAGAATTAAATAATCTCCAGTCTATTTTACAAAATCAAGTTGAGCAGTTTGGTAATCATATTTTTAAAGAAGGTTCCGTTGTAATTCCTGGGCAACTATCTATTGACAATCCTTTTTATGCTGTAGAAATTGAGCCAGAATTCAATAACATCCCGATCTCGGCATATTTTAACCAGATTTTAGGGAAAACTATACGTGGTCTAATTAGTGGAGTAAGCGCAACAGTTGTTTATGTCTTAGACAAACAATTTTCAGAAAGAAATAATTATACTTTATACATACAATACCTAGAAAGTGGCGGTCAAGATTTTTCCAATAAGGTATTCTTTGATGGAGAAACCATCCTAACAGAATCAGTAATCACTTATTCTGGAATAACCATTCAGGCTGGTCAAAGTATTTGTAATACGATTGCCGAGAATGCAACCTCAAGTGGTTCTTCTGTTAACATTGCTCCTGGCATTTATTTTGTTCGTGGCACCTTTGCAAGAATAAATCAACAAAGAATTCTTCTTGATCAATACGGCACCTCACCTAGCTATAAGGTAGGTTTTAATGTAATTGAAAGAATCGTCTCGGCAGTAGAAGACGAGACCCTTTTTGATAACTCCCAAGGATTTTCAAACTATGCGGCCCCTGGTGCCGATAGATTTCAGATTGAATTAGAATTAACGAAATATGGTCTAGACGAAACCCCGGATAATTTTGTAGAGATACTAAGAATTGTTAATGGCACCACACAATTTCTTCAAAAAGATCCTCAGTATAGCCTAATACGAGATGAATTAGCCCGAAGAACCGCCGAAACAAATGGTGATTATTATGTAAAGCCATTTACTCTTTTTGTTCGAGATTGTCTAAATGACCT